GGGGGCCAAGGGTAACGTTGAGTTAGTAGTTGCTAAGGCACTAGCAAACGCTGGGCTTATGCCTGCCAACCTAGTTACAAATGTACTAACCGAAGAAGAGATTGCTCTTATACCTGTTTATCAAGGAATGTACCCAGGACTTAAGGCGTCTAAGGGTAAAGGTATTGATCTAGCAACGTACACATCTATGGTAGCAAAAGCTAACGAATGAAAACTTTTCAAAAGATGTCGGATTGGGCCTCTGTAGCTTTTGGTTCACCGTGGTTTCTTATCTTCCACCTGATCTTTTGGTCTATCTGGATGACCTTTGCTGTCTTTGATCCATACCCATTTAACCTACTGACCCTAACTGTTTCCCTGGAGTCCATCCTGCTTTCGGGCCTATTACTGAACGCGACTAACCGTTCTGGGGACGAAGACAGGCGTATTATTACTAAAGACCTTAAATTAGACCAGGAGACCCATAACCATATTGAGGAGCTCCGTAGGCATATGAGAGAAGTATTGGAGCATATTCGTGGGGATCAAGCTTAACTTCAGTAGCCCGGTCCATGTGGCTTTTGGCGGAACAGCCGCCCTAGGCACCTGGGCGGCTACAGGATATTCTACTGAGCCAAAACACCTTGTAGCCGTTGCATTGGCGGGCTTTGGTGGTGTAGCATCGCATACTGAGAGCTCAGCTAAACCAAACGTTCAAGCAGACTCTCATATCATAACGCCATACGCGAATAACATAGAGGAGTAATAATGAACGCAAAGACAAAGGCGCTCTTCGAGCACTACGTCATCTCAACAGTCGTTGCTGCGGTAGCCATCTGGCAGGGCGGCAATCATCACCTAAAGCAGGTTGCATGGGCAGCTGTAGTCGGTGTTTTTGGTCCTGTACTTAAGGGTGCTTACGAGCACTTCAATACGCCAGCAACACCAGCAAAGTAAGCTTTTAAGCATTAAGGGCGCTCTACGGGGCGCCCTTTTTGCTATACTACTGTAGATCTTAGGAGGATTACATGGCAATCAAATGCGATAACTGCAGTAACTCAGCTTCATACACAACGGCTGATCCTGGAGTAAACCCGGTTCACTACTGCACATCTTGCCTACCTGCCTGGTTGTATGACCGCGCTAATGCGGGGCACTTCCCTCTTATGGAAACTATTGCAGAACCTACTGTAGAAACTCCTGTAGAAGACAAGCCAAAGAAGAAAGCCGCACCAAAGAGCTCTGACGTTCAGGAGTAGTCATGGGAATTGACTACGAGGTTTTTGGCGCTTACACGCCTAGAAGCCGTGAGGTTGACTACGAGCTAGACTTAGTTGCGCCCCATTTAATAACACGAATTGATGCTCCACAGGCGCACCCAGTACCAGATAAAGTTACTCATGCTTACGGGCCGTTCTCACCAGAACTACTAAGAGAACCTGAGATAGTTATTGCTACCCCAGCGTTTAACGAGGACGGCTCTGACTTCCCACTAGGAGCCACCTCACAAAATAACTTTAAGCCGCCTAGATATCTGAGGTGCGGAGCGTGTATGGTTCGTGTACTAGAGACAGAGACCGCCGATCATGTATGTGAGGAATAATGGGTAGAAAAGCAGCGCCGTTAAATCCGGATGACTTCTTTAAGACCCAGCGGTCTAATGAATCTGTAAAAGAGTACCTATCAAAGCCTGAAGACGTAGATGTTGATATTGACATCGCCATCCCTAATGATGTGACCAACGTCGGGTTTGAGACCACTACGGCACCTACACAGAAGCCATCTAGACCACGAGCGCTAACCATTGCTTACAATCCAAACACCAAGACTGTGTACATAGTGTTTAGGACTAATCATTGGCACCAATATAACGACGTCTCTACTGAGATCTGGCTTGGGCTAAAGAACAGCGCATCTACTAATGACTACCTACCTACTTTAGAGTCGGCCTGTTCTTCTCACGAACCTGCTCAGTTAAGGACGCTATCAGCGGGCACTGTGGCTAGACTAAGCGACTCATCTGCACGAGCCTCATCTATTCAGCGGGGAGACCTGCGTAACTGGGGAGCTTTTGATTTTTTCAAGGAGAACTAAATGAAATCATACGGACCACTATACGGCGGAAAGCTAAGGTACTGGCACAGACATCTACTACCGGTTATTGAGGTAGGAACAACTCAGGAGACTGACCGCCCTTACAGACTAGGTAAGTGCTTAGTATTCCGCTTCCCATTTACTCACCCAGGGTTCTATCTGGGGGTATGGTTTAAGAAGCCAAACATCGACCTAGATGACGAAGACTCTATTGACGCGCTACTATTCAGGACTATGCGAGGCCGAAACGCTTGGGGGCCTCAGGACGGACTATTTGATGAAACTTTTTTCTCGGAATAAGGTCTGGGACAAGCCATTCTCTGAGAAAGTATCTAAGAGAGTAACAAGGCTACAAACTGCTGAGATTGAGGGTTGGTTAGACCAATCCATATATGAGGTAGGCCGTTGCCTCTCTATGTACCAGCGCAGTAGGGATGACATCTACTTAGATGAGGCTTTAAAGGGCGCAGAGGCTCTTCACGCTATGGTGGATCAACTTAGAAAGCGTACGCCACGCCGCTAAACTCATTTGTCGACAAATAGACATTTATGCTATTATTGTCTACGCCTCTCTTCCTCTCCCCGTAGATGGCGCAAAGAGCCTAGGTTTAACGACTTAGGCTCTTTGTTTTAAAATAAACTAAAGGTTTATATGGACCAACTAATTGATGATGAAGACGACGAGTTCTACCCCGATGAAATAGAGGGCGATGAGCCCGAGATAGAAGACGAAGAGGTTGAGCTTGATGAGCTCTCCCGTGCTTTTGTCAACAAGCTTGTTGACCGCTGCATTCAATTCCAGACTGCCCTTGTAGGTCATGAACTTCACCCTTATCAGATGCCGCTTGCCCGCCGCATTATTGAGTCTATAATAATTAATGACAGCGAAGAAATTACAGCTTTGGCAGCTCGTCAGAGTGGTAAGTCAGAGACTATTGCTAATACTGTGGCTACCCTAATGGTCTTACTCCCACGTCTAGCAAAGATGTACCCAGACCTCCTTGGTAAGTTTAAAGACGGCATTATGATCGGTATGTTTGCGCCTGTTGAGGGCCAGGTTGAAACTCTATTTGGACGTACAGTAAACCGCCTTACCTCTGAGCGCGCCCTAGAGATTTTAGGTGATCCTGAGATTGATGACAGCGTAGGCCGTGTGGCAGGTGTTACCCGCCAGATTAAGTTAAAGAACTCTGGCTCATCTCTAATGATGATGACCGCTAACCCACGCGCAAAGATTGAATCTAAGTCCTTCCATCTTATTGTTATTGATGAGTGCCAAGAAGCTGATGACTTTGTAGTATCTAAGTCAATTGCTCCTATGCTTGCGTACTACGCGGGAACTATGGTTAAAACTGGCACCCCAACCACTCATAAGAACAACTTCTACAACAGCATCATGCTTAACAAGCGTAGGCAGACCAGCAGAACCAAACGCCAAAACCATTTTGAATGGACTTGGCGAGATGTGGTTAAGGTCAACGCTAACTATGAGAAGCACATTAAGCGTGAGAAGCTGCGCATTGGCGAAGATTCAGATGAGTTTCAAATGTCGTACAACTGCAAGTGGCTGCTTGAGCGCGGTATGTTCGTTACCTCAACCACCATGGATAAGCTTGGCGACACCTCTATGGAGATTCAGCGCGCCTGGCATAGAACTCCAGTAGTTGTTGGTATTGATCCAGCCCGTAAGATTGACTCTACAGTAGTAACTGTTGTCTGGGTTGACTGGGATCGCCCAGATGAGTTCGGCTACTTTGACCACAGAGTACTTAACTGGTTGGAGCTACAAGGTGATGACTGGGAAGACCAGTACTTCCAGATTGTAAAGTTCCTAGAGAACTACAACGTTATGTATGTTGGCGTAGATGCTAATGGTGTTGGTGACGCGGTTGCCCAGCGCCTAAAGCTTCTGCTTCCTAGGGCAGAGGTATTTGCCGTAGGTAGTAGCCAGCCTGAGCAATCTAAGCGCTGGAAGCACTTAAAAGCGCTTATGGACCGCGATCTCATTAGTTGGCCTGCCCACGCTAAGACAAGAAAGCTTCGTAGTTACCGCCGATTCCGTCAGCAGTTAGAGGACCTAGAGACCAAGTTTACTGGTCCTAACTTTTTAGCTAAAGCGCCAGACGAAGCCCACGCGCACGATGACTACGCAGACTCGTTGGCTATCGCCTGTTCTTTAACCATCGAAATGACGATGCCACAGATTGAAGTTTCATCCAGTCCGTTTTTTAGATAAGACTTTAGGCTGACTGTATCTACTTTCTGTAGCACACTTTTACTGAGGTCCTCAACCTAATATAGGAGTAAACAATGGCAATTGCACCAGATCCAAAGTTCCCAGAACGTCCTGGCACTGTCTACGACCGCAAAATCTCACCAGCAACCCCTGGTCAGCGCGGCCCACTTCGTTTTGAAGAAGGCATTGCAACAGATACAGACGTCCCACAGGAATTCACAAAGGGCGCTATGCAGGGATACGTTCCTGCAGCAGGTCGTCCAAACCGTAATCAGAATGTATTTGAGAAGCTTCCAGAAGAGACAATGCGTGAGCGCGCTCACGTTGGTTCTGCTGCATGGGTAGAAGCTCCAGATCATCTTAAGGAATTTGCTGCTGGTGGTTTTGCAGACCACGGTGACAACCGCATTGAGGAAGCATTCCGCAGCGGTGGTCCACAGAAGGCTGGCAATCCTGCAGTCGTCCACGACTAAGAAATAAGTAAGTCATCCCTGCCTCACTAACGGGGCAGGGCTGGTTACTATCTAAGGATGATTAATGGCGTTAATTACAGGTAAAGAAGTAAAAAAGGGTCCTAAGCAGATCCCTGCAAATCAAAAGCTTTGGAACATGCTTACTACTCAAGCGCGCTCTAAGTTCCGCACATACCCTTCTCCTGCAGCTGCCCACTGGGTTCACTCCCGCTATGTTCAACTGGGTGGCAAGTTTGTAACGTCTGAGAAAGACGTAGATCCACGCTTCCGCGATTACGCTAAAGAAGCGCAGGATAAAAAAGAAAAAGAACAAAAGAAGGTAGTAACTAAGCCGGTAGGCCAGAACCTCATTAGAGGCGAACGTTTCCGCTGAGTGTCGTTTTGTACATAAGTCGACATTTATGTTAGTATTGTCTAAAGTTGAAAGAGGTGAGCAGTGAGCGGTATGGATTTCTCTCCACCGAGTTATCGTGCAGCCTCCTCTGATTTAACCATCTCCATCTCTCCGCTTGGGTTAGTAGAACTAGCGGATGAAGAGTTTGAAGTACACGGCCCACGCCTAAACCGCTACTCACTTAACTGGGCTATGTATCTTGGTCACCACTGGTCTTATCGCCGTCAGACAGGCGAGACACAGATGGTTCTTAACTACTATCGCGCATTCAGCGACTTCATCATTAACTTTACCTTTGGTAAGGGTGTTAACTTCCGCAGCCCTAAAGAGACCGAAGCAATCGTTCCAGACCTACTAGAGCGCGTCTGGGAAGTAGATAACAACAAGGCCACAGTCCTTTGGGAAATTGGTCAGCAAGGTACGGTGTCAGGTGACTGCTTTATTAAAGTGGCTTATGAAGAGCCTTATGTGGATCCTGCTGGCCGTAAGCACCCTGGTCGTGTACGAATTTTGCCTCTTAACTCTAGTTTCGCTTTCCCCGAGTTCCATCCACACGACCGCGAACGCCTTGTCCGTTTTAAGCTTAAGTACCGTTTTTGGGGTACTAGCTTGGAAGGTACGCGCCAAGTATTCACGTACACAGAAATCCTCACAGATGACATCATCGAGGAATACATCAA